ATGCTGAAAATGATACTCAACAAGAACTTCTTCATAAAGTTCATCACTCAGGATAAAGAAACAGGAGAGGAGATTTTCGAGGATAAGATAAAATTCCCGTTCGGAGAGATGCCATCGTACCTGAAGCCTGAAGTAAGTAATGACCGAGACAACTTATTCAAACTCGGTAAGAAAACAGCTAAAAAAGGAACAAAGGCAGGGGTAAACTCAAAACTACAGGTTGTCGCTCCTTCGGTGTCAGCAATCAACGGGGGTTCTCCTCAGTTGGTAATGGTCGACGAGGCAGGTTATATCGGAATACTAGGAAGGATGATCCGCGAGGCTCGCCCTACGATGTTTATGATGAACGAGGAGACAGGGAAACTTGAAATGAAACGTCAGATTGTCATTTGGGGAACAGGTGGCGAAATGGATAAAGGAGGAAAAGCTTATGAGAATGAGTTTTATGACGCTCTTGACCATTGGGGGAAAGGAAACTTCGAGCGTGGTATCATCCCAATATTCTTTGACTGGACCACCAGACCAGGTATCACAAAAGAGTTCTACGACTCAGAGAAGAAAGTCTATACTGTCGAGGGTCCAGATAAGGAAGCTCAGATGGTTCAGTTCCGTCAAACATACCCATCAATCATCGAGGACATGTTCCTTACTTCACAAAAACTACTTGTGGGAATCGATTGGATTAATGCTCAGAAAGAGAGAATTAAAAAAGTTGAGCATAAAGTACGCCCAAGAAAAGGGTATTTTGAACCGGTCTATGACGAGTCATCACCGATGGATGAAAACAGTGACACACCATTTAAAATCATTGGAGCAACGTTTATCCCTCTCGATGACTTAGTGGAAGATATGTCGAGGGCTTCTGTTGAGATACTGATAGAACCTAAACGCGGATGGAAGAATAGGTATTACAAAGGAACTGACCCCATCGCAACAGATAATGGATATTCAAACATGGCATCTGTAATATTTGATGCCCACTTCAATGCTCCAGTTGCGATAATGAATTATAGAGACTCAAACCATAAGTATACTTTCTTACAAGCCATGCTACTTGGCATTTATTATGACACAGGGGGGGACTTTGGTGTTCCGGATCTCGTGGAAGGAAACATCGGAACAGGTTATATCGATTATGTTGAATCGAAGGGATATGGCAGGTCACTTGTGTTAAGGTCTGAGCTTCAGGACCACCTACAGGGGGGTAATTCTACAATTGGAATTGACAACCGCGGGAACAGAACCATGTTCATCATAAACAGAATGTATGAAGTGTTGTCAGCCTATGGCGAGAAGATACTTTTCCCTGTTGTTTTTGATCAATTAAGAACGTTTGTTTGTAAAGTAACAACTTCAGGAAATCAAACGTGGGAAGTTTCAGATAAGAAAAAGTTTCACGATGACGTTTTGTTTGGATTGGTATTTTCTTATATTTGTGCTGTATCATTCTCTTTTAGAGAACCGTTCGACTCTTCATCTGAGGCTAAGTCAGTTAAGGTGACACAAAAGCTTGTTAGAGGACCTAACGGTGAACTTAGGATGGTTCAAGAAGTTGTAAGAACTTAACATGGAAAAAAACGAAGCTCAATCAGTATCAGAATATAGTATCTTCAAGCCGAAAAGCGCAAGAGGTATTAAATTGGATTACCCAGAGTTAAAGCAATACGCTGTTTTCAACGCGCTGAACAATGATCAAATGTTATTCGTTTGGTATTATGCGTGTGAGTCTTCCCCGTTTTTTAAGATGGCGAGAGATAGAGACAGGGTTCAGGAAGCGTTGAATCATTCCCTTTTAAGAGCGAGCAACAGTTCATTAAACAAAACAGAGAAGGAAGAGTTCTTATCTGGAAACTTTCCCGCGAAAATTACGTCTGCAATAGAAGAAATGCAACGGTTCAAGGTGGGACCAAGAATCAGAGCAAAGCAGATGATTGAAAAAGGTTTCGAGAACATTGAGAAGATTCTTAATGTTGATGCTTCAGAGAGTTCTCAGTTCCTGAATAAAGATGGAGAGATTGACTTTGCGAAAAAGAAATCTTTTGTTGATACATTAGCAAAAGCGATGGACATAATGCCGGGACTGATAAAACAACTAGAAGGTAACTTCAGTTTAAAAGAAGATAAGAAAGAAGAAGATGCTGAATCAGCGTTCGAAGGTAGGTCACTGATAGATGAATTTCACGAAAAATAATTAGAGCATGTCACTTACGATATCTTCAAAACCAAATAAGCCGAATAGACTTGACTCCCAAAAGTATCCAAACAAGGATACAAATAAAGATTTTCACTTAGATTACGCAAAATTTGCCGTTTCATCATCTGACAATTCGATGAGAAGCAAATGGATAGCTAGAACAAAAATCAACAAGGATTTTTACAAAGGAGATCAGTGGTCATATCAAGAAGATATTGAGACTTTCCTGAACGATGGAACAGGGCAAGTTCGAAATAGAATTAAAATATACCACAACTTAATTCGCCCAATGGTTGAGCAGTATAGAGGTAACGCTTCTATCCTAAAAATAAACGCAACAGCAAGGAGTATATCGAAAATGTCTATGAACAGACGCGATTTAGCTCTTTCCGAAAAGATATTCAAGACTAGAGTAGCGAATGAGTTCCCTGGGCTTGGTGCTATCATGCGAAAAAACGAAGCTGGAGCGATTGGAGAGAATATTCAAGAAACCACTCAGATATTCGAGAATCTTTATGTTGACATGTACGTAAATCAAATGAATTCATTGTTGAAGTATACTCAGCATTTGAACGAGTTTGAAGAGATGCAAATGCCGTTAGCATTAAATCTGTCTTTATCAGGGTTAGTTGCGATCGAAGCTTTTGAACACGGTGGGCATTTAAGATTTGAAGTTATTGAATCTGAGCAAACATTTTGGGATTCAGATGCGAGAAAGTCAGACCTTACTGACGCTGCATTTTGCGGTTACTGGAAACCCTTAGATGTATCATCGATATTAGAATCTTATCAACCTTCAGTTGAAGATGCGTTGTTATTAGAAACATTTGTTTCTACGGCGGGAAACACGGAAGAGTTTACAAATGGAGAGGGCACTTCATACAAGGCCACAAGGCTTCCCGTTTACAAGGTGTTTTGGAAAGATATCGAAAGAGAAGAGTATGGATATGTAATGGACGAGCAGGGATACCCGTATCTAACTCAAATAAACGTAATCCATGAGGGTGAAGAAGCTCCAAAGTATACTGATGCAGATTTAATTGATCCACCGAACAATTTTAAAAACAAGAAATGGTTCAAGGGCAAGAAAAAGAAATACCTGTACTTTGACACTTTGCGTTCATGTACCTTTATACCAGGCGAGGCTGTAGCGAGCTTGGTGAATAAAGATAAAGTTGATGATAGAAAAAATTTCGATATTGTTTTAGACTTCGGAAAGGAGTTTTATCAAGAGATTGAAAATTTAGATATAAGCAACGTTAAGTTCCCGATTAAATTCCAAACATGGGGATATATCGATGGAGAGGTGTTTTCACCTGTTGATGACGCTATTAATCCACAACGATTTGTAAATAGAGTATTATCCGCTACCGAGCAGTTAATAAACAACTCAGGAGGCTCTGGTGTCATCATTGATGAGGATGCTATGGATCCAAATTCAAAAAGTGATATTTACCATGACATAAAAGAGGGGAAAACAGTCACTATTCGTACTCGCGGGAAAGGTATCCCAAACACTGTTGGAAGTTACGACAACACTCCAAAGCAAGGTGTTTATTCAATGTTTGGTATTATCCCAACCTTGAAGCAGATGGTTCAAGATACAACAGGAGTCAACGAAGCATTGCGCGGGGAATCAACAGGGTCAGACCAACTTGTAGGTGTAACTCAATTGTTGATTCAAAGAGGGTCATTAATGCAAGAGCCTTTCTATAGTGCAATCACAAACGTATTTATTCAGTGTTATCAGCACGCGGCGACTGTAGGCAAAAGAATCTATATTGACAACGAGAGAGAGTTGGCTATTATAGCTGGCGACGAGGGGGTTGAAATAATAATGCTATCAAAAGACCTTAGAAATGAAGATTTTAGAGTTTTCATAACTAGAGAAAACGACGATGCTATACTAAAATCTCAGGCAAATCAAATGCTTGATGTATTCATGGACAGACAGCTTATCGACGATAAAGTTTATGCAAACTTATACAATAGGTCTACTCCTGATGACGTTACAATGGCGTTGAGATCACAAGCTGGACTTCGAATTGAAGCGGCGAGAAGAGCGGCTAAAGAGCAAGCAGGAATGGAGAACATGGCTGTTACAGAGCAAGAGTTTCTTCAAGAAAGAGACAGGGGCGACAAGCTAGGAGCGATGGAAGACCAAAAGACGATTACAAAAAGAACCTTCTTTTAACAAAGGCGGCTATCGATCAGGAAACAAAACCAAAATAGTTGTTAGATAAAATATTTTTATATATTTGTCTTAGAAATTAGAAGAAAAGAAGAAAATGCCAGAACAAGAAGAACGTCAAAGCTCTAATGTTGCGTCAGCGTTAGCGGCAATACAGGGAACAGCTCTAAGTCAAGAAACTCAAGCGCAATTAAATGCAATGCTTGAGAGCAAGGCGCAAGTAGCTCAAGCACCCGAAGGAGGGCAAGCACAACCAGTAACAACACATGAGGGCGTACCAGCTCCGGCA